ATTTATAAAATATTATTAACCAAATTAGGGGACTTTGAAAAGCTATCAAGCGAGTCCCCTATTTTTTTGTCTAAAAAAAAATTTTTTTCGCCGAGCGAAGCTCGGCTTACTTTAGTTAGGAGCAAAATATGAAGTATCGTTATCACTATATTTTATTCTCAGTATTCATATATTCTTGTTGTAGAATTGAATCTGATTTAGATATAATTGCAAATTGTTGGAGTTGTACAAATTTAGAATTCTGGACTTCAATGTTAAATTTGTTATTCTTTGGATCATATATAACTGTCTATGGAGTAGAATTCATTGAGAGATTATCCAAAAATGGGAAACCTTAGTGTTTCTCATTTTGAAATTTGATGACATTTTGGTGGTGCAATCCCTGTGTTAGAACACTATGCACTATCATCATACATTGCTTTTTTGTAATGCACCCGTAATGCAGGACACACAAATAACCTTCCTTACATTCTGTCCTGCACTATGGTTGCATTTACATGTGTGCAATCAGCCAAGACTAAATAGGTTTGATTCCTATGCTTGGCAAACTGTAGCTACATCTTCAGCTGTAAACATATGCCAAGATGTAGCTTACAGCTATATTAGACTTTAAACAAAGGAGTAATTATGTCTAAGTATCTAAAAGCTGATAAAGATCAGCATCATTATGAAACGATTATTCGTTCTGAACATTTAAAAGAAGTAAACAGAATCAATACATTCAGAGAAATGTCCAACGAATATCAAGAAAAAATACAAACTAAATATGCGGCTGATCACATATCACATGATGATTTTGGTAAAGCAGTACATTACTATGACCAAATGACAATGCTAACAAAAATGTGTTTATTGCAAATTGAAAACAATATGATCTCTGATGACTATGAACACATAATGAAACAAGTTGCAAAGAATGTAGACAAGTTAGAAGAACTTGCAAAGGAGGTGAAGTAATTGGCGATTGAAGCATTTCAAGAACGCTATGAGTGGGAACAGAATATGGAACTCTACTCATTGCAGTACCTAATCAAATGTGAGTACGAGATGAAAGTAATCACAAAATGTATAGGTGCAATAGAAGTGGCGTTGGATTCATGCGAAAGTAAACAGCTTTCGCAAAGTAATTTTGAACACATCACCACTTCTCTACTCATACTTAAAGAACAAGCAAAGGGACTAGCTGATCTTTTACGAAAGGAAAAGTATGATGTATTGTAATATAATATAAATCTAATAAAAAACAAAGGAGTAAATATGTTAGATGATATTAAACAAGACTACGAGTTTCCAACAGAAATGGTGGAACTTGAAGCACTAAACAGGACAGATAATTTTGGTAATAAGAATTATTCTGTACCTCTTGATATGGCAAGAGCGTGTGTTCGTACAGATACCGGACAGGTTCTTGGTATTCACGGCAGTAAATACAAACCTATCGCACACAAAGATGTTGTTGATAAAGTAATGCAAGGCGTTGAAAAAACAGGTATGTTTGATTACAAAACAGATATCAAAGTATTTGAAGGTGGTGCAAAAATGAGAGGATCTGTTACATTTGAGAACCTTGTCATTGAGCCACAGAAAGATGATATCATAAAGTTTCGTATCAACTTCTTCAACTCATATGACCAATCGTGGGCATTCGCTACAATCTGTGATGGTTTACGCTTATGGTGCATGAATGGTTGTACCACACCTGTCAATGCTTCTACATTACGATTCAAACATACAACGAAAGTAAATATTCAAAGTATTACAGATCGTGTCAAAACAGGTATTGATTTGTTTATGGACTCTGGAGTTGATTATCGTCAGTGGGCACAGATACGCTTGACCAATCAATCTGTTCAGAAATTCTTAGAACAAACTGTAGCTAAAACATTCAAGCGTTCATCTAACTCAATACCATTCAATGTAACGAGAACTGAAACATTACTTGAAGGTTTTGATCGTGAGAGTCGTACACTTGGTAATACAAAGTGGGCGTTATATAATGCTCTTACATATTGGTCTACTCATACTGACGGAGAGCGTGGACACGCTATTCGTAAGCGTAGAGAAGATGAAGTAGCTAAAGCACTAGGTTCAAAACAATGGCAAGAACTTGTTGCATAGTAGTATATTAATAGTATAATAATAGTACGAAAGGAATATATTATGACCGAAAGTGAAATCTATGATGAGGTTGTTGCCCGTCTTGGTGAATCAGAAAGTTTACAAGAGTTTAGACACTCTGTGCAACCATTTACAAAAACAATAATTTCATCAGCACAATTTCCAAAACCAAAAAAACATCTTAATACCAACGACAAATTCTATGCCATTACATTAGAAATGTGGTGTGAATGTTGGTTAAGATATTCATAGAATCATATGCAAGGGTTCTTAGTTTGTTGTTGTCCCTTGTGATGATATAGGTTTGGGCGTACCTAGTTATGAGCAAACGCCTACCGGGCACTAGAGTTTAGTTGAATGTTATCTAGTGCCCACTATTAATCCATAAAAACAAAGGAGTATATTATGGCTTTTAGAAAATTTACAAATCATAGACAGTATGATGTGCATTTAAAATTTGATCGCAAAACTCTAAAGTTTGGTAAGTCATTCAACACTTGCGAGTTTATTGATTTTCATTTAGATAATCCAAAAGTTTGGGATCTGTACCTACAGTTTGCTACTGATATGGTTCATCGTGGACACAAAAAATTATCAAGTGAGATGCTTATCAATCGTGTCCGTTGGGAAACAATGTTAGATACAACAGATAAACAATTCAAAATAAATAATAACCACAAACCATTCTATGCAAGACTATTGCTATCTTTACCTAAGTTTAAGAACACAAAGTTTCTTGAAGTTAGACAAAGTTGTGCAGATGATTTATCATATTCCGAATGTGAAATTCTGATAAGTCCATATGTATAAATATGCAATCAAAGATTTGCAGGAACGCCGACAACACCTAGGATTGTCTTCTCAGGAAGTATCAGAGAAGCTAGGTGTATCGGATAGTCTTGTATCACTATGGGAATGTGGTAAGAAGCAACCAAGCACTATAAATTTTTTTAATTGGTGTCAGGTGCTTGGCTTCAATATCATTTTGAATGTTCACTTAACAAACATACCAAAGGGATTTACACCTAGCTTTGACACTAAGCAATGGATCGTAGAAGAGTTTGGTGAAAGGTATAACTATGACAACGAACTTAAAATCTTTATCAACCATTATCGGGCAAGTGGAACAACTAAATCGGATTGGCAATATGCTTTCCGATCTTGGTTACTCCGTGCCAAAAAATTCACGACCAATTCAACTCAAACCACCGAAGTTACTCAACAACGCCGTGAACGAATACATAATGTCTTTGCTCTTGGCGATAAAAAACGACAAGGTTGAACAATACATAGGTACAGAAAAAGAAGCAGTATTAAATTTACATAATCTAAACAATGTTTTACTAGATTGCAGAGATTTTATGAAACCTGCAAATCCAAAGTATGTAGGTACAGCAATAGAAATGTGTGCCTCTACATTTGGGTGTGATGTACCTAATGAACTTGGTCTAAAAATATACAAAGATATCTTAGCAAAATATCCACAATGTATTATAGAACAATACACAATAGAACTAATTAAGACTTACAAGTACAGGAGGTTGCCTGTACCTGCAGACTTTCTTGCTATCTATGAACCACCATACGAACACGGAATGTTGTTCATAGAAAATACATATTTAAAAACAAAAAAGTTTGCAAACATAGTACAAAAGTGCTATAAAATAGATACGAAAGGAGTATAATATGCAACCGAAAACAAAAGTAGAGCGACCAAAAACTATTGGTGGTTCAGATGCAGTTCGCATTATGGAAGGTGATTGGCACACACTCTGGAAAGAAAAAACAGGGCGTCAAGAACCTAAAGACTTGAGTAGGGTGTTACCTGTTCAACTTGGTATCTTATCAGAAAAACTGAATAAGCAATGGTTTGAACAAGAAACAGAACATAAACTATTATCAGCTAGTAATCAACACGATTTCACAGATGATTTTCGCCACGCTAGTCTTGATGGAATGGTAAATGTTAGTGACAAAATTTGTGTCCTAGAGTGTAAGCATACCAATGCCAACAACACTTTAGAAAATGTTATACGAAAATATATGCCACAGGTACAACACTATATGCAAGTAGCAATGATGGACGAAGCGTACCTATCTGTAATATTTGGAAATGGTAACAGATACGAGTGGTGCAAAATAGAATACAACAATGAATATATTACAATGCTATACGACATGGAAAAAACATTTTGGGATAAACACATACTAAAAGACAAAGCACCAGAAGATTTACAAGCAGAAAAATTAATACACGAATACTCAAATGATATAAAAGTAAACGATATGATTCGTATTGATATGGAGAAGAACAATGAGTTTGTAGCTAATGCACACACTTGGCGTTCAACTAAAATACAATACGATCAACACCGAGCAGTTGGTAAGGTATTGAAAGAACTAATACCTGCCAACTGTCGTCTTGCTGAAGGTGGTGGTATCAAGATATCAAGAACAAAAGCAGGACACCTAACCATCAAAGAAAACAAAGGAGGTTAATATGATGGCTAATATAGAACCAAGGGTAAAGAAAATACTTGCAAAGTATGATCTTAATCCTGATCACGCTTTGTGGGCACTCACAAGGGGCAACAAAACAACATTAATTATGTTGCATAAATACTGTGAACTTGTTGCAGTTAAAGCAGGAGTTGTTATTGATGATCTTGTAGAAGTAGAAACTAATTCTGCATCAGGTATAGCAGTTGTTAAATGCTATGCTCACAATGACAAGATGAAGGTCATTACCTACGGAGAAGCTAGTCCAAAAAATTCTAAGGTTGCTTATCCATATGCAATGGCTGAAAAAAGGGCAGTAGATAGAGCCATTCTCAAACTTGTTGGATTACACGGCTTTGTGTATTCAGAAGATGAGATGGAAGATACTGAAAATGAAAAGATAGGATCAGCAGATGATGACGCTATCAAAACATTTATCACTAATATTACAAGTAGCAAAACACTAAAACAAGCTACCGGATATTATGAAATGGCAAAAGTAAACATAGCTAAAGCTAAAGAATCCAATCCCGGATTGTATCACACGGCTATAGCTAAATATGAATCAAAGCGAAAGGAACTAAAAAGTGTATAACAAGATTCAAATCATAGGTAATCTTGGTGCTGACCCCGAAATCAAACAAACGGGGTCAGGCACTAATTATGCCTTGTTGTCTGTAGCTACAAACAGAGTAGTAAAAGGCGAAAAAGAAACCGAATGGCACAAGTGTGTCGTTTGGGACGATAAAATTGCTGACATCTTAGCTAAATATACTAAGAAAGGAAGCAGAGTTTTATTGGAGGGTAGACTTACATACAGAAAATGGCAAACCGAATCGGGCGAAGAGAGAATAAAAGCCGAGATTCACTTAGACAGATTCAACTCAGAAATGAAGTTGATGGATTCTAAGTCTGATGGTGTGCCAATATCTGCACCTAAAGAACAACCAAAAGCAATGGCTGACATGGAAGACATAGGTGAAATCATTGATGATGACATTCCAATATAATGTTTAAATTATGGATCGTAACCTTGTGGATTGCATATGACGGACAACTATATGTAAAATATGCTCTGCCATTACAACCCAAGTGCGATGTATTTACTTGGTGGAGTGTAAAGGAACAGTACCTACACACTCCACTAGACATTGTTGCAATGAAATGTACTAGAGTTAAAGACTTTAGAATAGATAAAAGGATATTTAATTATGACAAGAAATGAAGCACGAGTTTTAAAGTTTGTTAAAGACTTTTTAATGATGTATGGATTTAGTCCTTCATACAAAGAGATTGCAGAACAACTTACTTTTGCATCTCCTTCACAAGCACACAAAATTTGTATGCAATTAGTGAAGAAAAATAAATTAACCAAAGGTGTAGGTGCAAGAAACCTAGAAGTATTAGGTACAGATTGGTATTCACAAGCACCATCTGACACGGAGCCAAATGATGAAAAATAAAAAAACATATAATTTTGCAGTTGAATGTTTTTATGATTACGAAATAGAAGCAAACTCAGAAGAAGAGGCAAGACAAATACTACAAGACAAAGGTGGGTTTGAGATACAAGGGAAGATGAGGTATGTTGATTCTGCATTTAAAGAAGCACGACTAACAGAGGTGAGTGATGGGTAAATTTAGTAAAAGCAAAGGATACAGAGTAGAAGCAAAACTTGTGAAAGAGTTCGTT